CATCAGACTTTGAACTCGGAACTTTTGACCTAAGCCAAAACTGTGTGTTCCAATAAGGGATTGTAGGCCTCTGTATTTGGCACACAATCCAGTCATCACGGTGGCATGGGCGCCTTCGACGATTTCATCGGAGGTCACAAATCTAAGATTCGCAATCCATTTATACGTGTCGAGAATGTTGACACGGGTCCTCGACGTGCGGATGCCTGTCAGCGAATTAAGCGCAGTCTCAAACTTGGTCGCATTCTTAATAGGACCCATGTTGGATTCAACTGCGGCCCGCACAATCTCACGAGGATTATTCTCGTATCGCATGTTAGGAGGAATCCTAATTCCACGACGTCCGAGAAACTGCAATGACAGTCTTGAACTCTGAATACGCTGCGGATTTTGCAGATTCTCGTAAAACTCTCTGCCAGCGGCGAAGGCAACATTTCCACCAGGCGTTAATCCCTTACCGTCAGCGATGAGCGAAGCCAGATCTTCAGCTACGCGCGCTCGTTCTGGATCGTACACAGAAGCCGCGCTGTTTATAATGTTCAAGAAACTCGTGGATCGTGAGGCGTAGATCGTAGTAATGGCACTTGTGCTGGCACCTAAAAGGCTGAAAGGAGAAACTCCAATTCCACCCATAGACTTGGGGACCCAGAGTAGCGCATATGGAAGCACAATCCAAGTGAATCCGCTCCGACGAGTCGTCTTCTCTTTGAGTTTAATAGCTCGCCTCAAATTCCAACGCATCATCATCCTAAGGTACATGGCATCATGATCGTTACCACGTGCGACGTCCAGGGCGGCAACCGACTTCCATGCACCCATCTCCTCGATCGGAGAGACGAGCTCTGAAGCTTTCTCGGTTGACCTTAACTGCAAAAGTCTGAGGAAACAGACCTTGCCTACGATCGCAACGACCTTCAAATACTCACCGTACATACTTCTGAAAGATGTTTTGCTTGCGTTAATGTCAAGGTTGTTTTCAGCAGCGGTATGCACAAGTTTTTCGATGAAGTATTTATGCTTTTCAACGGAATCAGTAGATTTGACGAAGTTATAGTACCCAGAGAAATCATCGCCCTGAATCTCAATGCTTCTCAGACCGTAGGCCTTGAAATCATCCTCAATTAGACGATCCGTAAAGCACTTAAAATTAGCGCGATTTGTTATGTTATTGTACACCAAGGTAACGTTCGCTCCTGATGGCAAGGCGTCATATGGAATATAAATTTTACCGTCCTTGCGGAAAGCCTTACTATCAGGAGGCAGGTCTAACTTGGTGTCTGGCACAACAATATACATTTTCCTTGTCGATGATAGTACAGTACGGACACAATGCGTAAAGCTAGGCCACGGGCCGTATGGCTGCTGGTATGAACTTCCTAAGCCCTCGAGTTCGCTGACAAAAGCATTCATAACGTGTTGACCTACGTTATCCCACCTTTGAGTAGAATCGAACGCAGAGAAATCA